CCGATGACTATTATAATGAGATAGACAGGAGGATGAAGGAAACATTCCCTCATAAGTTTGCCCCAGACGGGGGCACAGTTTCGCCAACTCAAACGGTTGCCTCGGCAAGTAGGGGTGGACCAATTAGGCGCAAAGGTACTGTGAGACTCACACCGTCACAGGTAGCCATATCAAAAAAACTAGGTGTGCCACTGAGCGAATATGCGAAGTACGTGAAGGAGTAGGCATATGAATATTAAAAATATAAAAACAGATAAACTACCGTCACGCGAGTCTGAAACCAGAGAGAAAGTTTCTCGAAGGAAACCATGGGCTCCACCGTCATCACTAGACGCACCACCTGCACCACCACGATTTGTCCATAGGTGGATTAGGGCCGAGTCTGTAGGACAGATGGATCAAAAAAATGTATCCGCTAGACTACGGGAAGGTTGGGAGTTTGTCCGAGGGGACGAATATCCCGATATTGAATGGCCTCAAATTGATACAGGTAAATATAACGGTGTTATAGCTGTTGGAGGATTAATGCTAGCGCGAATTCCTAAGGAAACGATTGAAGAGCGTAAGAAACATTTTGCACAAGTAACGCAGGATAAGGACGACGCAATTGCAAACGATCCCTTGAAGGACCAACATCCTAGCATGCCTATCTCGAAAGAGAGAAGCACTCGCGTAAGTTTTGGTGGCAAAAGAAACACTTAGTTTCCTCCACAAAAGTTACACAATTTTGACACATCCATGGGGGGTGTGTCTAACAATTTACTATGAGGAAAAATCATGGCTAATAAAGACGCGCCATTTGGTTTTAGAGCCGTAGGGGAATTAGGAAGTGAACCCAATACTGGGGGAACTTCTAAATATTTGATCGCATCAGGTGAAACTGATGTTATCTATAAAGGCGATGTTGTTACGCTGGAAACAGCTGGAACTATAACAGTTAGTGGTAATACTACTACAGCTAACATTGGAGTTTTCAACGGCTGCTTTTATAATGATCCTACTACGCAAAAACCAACTTGGAAAAATTACTACCCTGGTAGCATTACGCCTACCGTGGGTGATATTGAAGCGTTTGTCTATGACGATCCAAATAGACTCTTCGAAGTTCAAGCTAATGGAACATTGGCACAAACAGCAGTTGGAGATAACTGTGACCAAGTTTATGCTGCAGGTTCTACCATTAATGGTGCTTCTAAATCTGAGTTAGGCTCCGTCGCTGGCGGAACTGCTCAATTTAGAGTAGTGAGAATTTCAGAAGATCCAGATAATAGCGATATTTCTAGTGCAAATTCAAATTGGATCGTAAGATTCAACGAACATCTGTACTATAATAACGCTGCTGGGGTTTAACCTATAGGAGGAATTGAACAATGGTAATTTCAAGAATGCAATTGGTCAAAGAACTCGAACCAGGTTTAAACGCTTTGTTTGGGTTAGAATACGACCGCTACGAAAACCAAGATAAGGAAATCTTTGATACAGAGAGTTCCGATCGTGCGTTCGAAGAAGAAGTAATGCTAGGTGGTTTTGCCAATGCAGCTGTAAAACCTGAGGGTCAAGGGGTAACCTATGAAGACGCTCAAGAAACTTACACTGCAAGGTACACCATGGAGACCATTGCTTTGGCTTTCGCATTAACCGAAGAAGCCGTAGAGGATAACCTTTACGACAAGATTAGCACTCGATATACAAAGGCATTGGCACGTTCAATGGCCAACACTAAACAAGTAAAAGCTTCAAACATTCTCAATAGAGGATTCAACAGCTCTTACCTTGGTGGTGATGCAAAGGAGCTTTTAGCTACTGACCATCCTACACTTAGTGGAAACCAAAAAAACGAATTGACAACTGCTGCCGACTTGAACGAAACTTCGCTCGAGCAGGCTCTTATCGATATTGCTGATATGAAAGACGAAAGAGGATTAAAAATTGCTCTAAGGGGCATGAAACTAATCATCCCAGTCAATCTTCAGTTCAATGTAGAAAGATTGCTAAAATCACCAGGACGACCAGCAACT